AAACCCAAACCCGAGTAGGGGTATACCCACCCCCCCAGTACCCCCAAATGTATATAATATAAAGGCTAGGGAGACGTGGACATCTTTTTTTGTTTGACCCCCGCCGTCATTTTTTTTAAGTACCGTTAGCCGTTTGCTATTACAATGTTTTTTGGACGGGTCCTAGCGTTTCTATTGAGAATCTGTTGCGGCATCTGCCTTCTGCGACCATTTGTTGGGCGTTGTCTTTGTCGGTGCCTACTGTTAAATGGTATGGGTTCCAGCAGTTGCGGACATTGCAGGTGTGCATTACGCATTTGCCTTCGGGTATTGGTCCGTTGTATAGTTCGTAGGATACGCGGTGTGCGCCCATTATTTTGGTCTCACCATTTTTGGTTACTCGGATTTTGACGTAGCCTTTGGGGTTGTTTTGTGCGGGTTTTATCCAACAGCCTGTGGTTTTGTTTACCGTGGTTTTGTTTTGTAATTGTTGTTCCAGGGTTTTATAGTTTTGTCCCTTGCGTGATTTTCGTGCCATTGTTATCTGCCATTTCTATGGGGTTTTTACCCATGCTTGAATAGTATCATACTTTTGGTTTTTATGTGGGAACTATTGATAATATTTTTTGGTTAAATTTATCCGACATTCTTACAGTCTTCTACGGGGGCTATGGCGCCCCCGAACCCTGCCTAGTGACTTAGCGTCGCTTCGGCTGTCGCCTCGCTTGCACATCACGGGTATTTAATAATAATTTTTGCCGCATACTTTTTCCGCAACTAGAAACAAGAAAGAAGGGCAAGAAAGAAGAAAGATGCGTAACGAGAGTGCTATACCCCCCGCCGAGCATCAACAATTAAGTTGGGGGAAGTCGTCGGCTAACTAACCAGATTACATACTGGATTTAAAAAACTCTTTCTTCAAAAATTAAAACGGCAAGCCCGATACCCTCTGACGGCACTAATCTCCGTTTATTATGACCAGAAGCCACGGTTGCCCGATTTCTGGCGCTTTGTACGGAAAAGGATTTTCACCCCACACCACTTTATACCGAGTGGACGGTATTGCTTCTACTATCTGTTAGTTCATTACCTAAACCCTCAAGTAGAGGTTTAGGGTTTACCTCCATTTGGTCGGCAATACAAATCTTGATATTCTGATTCTGCTATTAATTCGTTGAAATCTATTATGAACAATGGGCTGTTGTCGCCGTTCCAAGCGTTGACGCAGTTGCGCTCAACATGCTCAATGGCGTCGTCATAATCCATACCGTCACGGTCTATAAACAACTTGACCGCCTTCTCGGACGAGTAGACTGCAACCATCGGTTTGTTGGCGCTCTTGGTGAAGCCGACAAGGGCTTCGTCCAGACCGTCTAGCAACAGTACGGACTCGTCTTGCTCCGCAAGCACTTGGTCTATATGTTGGCGTAAATCAGTCATTTTTTGCCGCCTTTTTTGAACGTATGGCTTGACCGATATGGATTGAGCAATCTCTGCGGCTCATGCCACCGTGGTAGGAAATGCCAAGTTTGCCCATCAATGAAATTTGCTTGGGTGTCGCCACTTCTGAGGTGTAGTTTTGATACGAAATATAGCGATTTGACTGCTGTTTTCGTTGATAATTCATTTTCGCCATTGTTGCCTCCAAGATGAGTTTAGCATACTACCTAGCCTCTGTCCAGCACGATGTACAACTCGCCGTCGTCGTCGGGTTGCCCTAGTCGGATTGACTCCCAATACTGATGGGTCGTGAACCAGTAATCTTCTTCCATCTCAGGAGAATCAAACCATTCTTCATTCCACGGTTTTTTGGGCGAATCTTCTGGCATAGTACGATTATATATAGAAACCGCTGCCCTGGCAACGCCCAATGTAATAAGGTTGACTATTAATAGAGGCTTTGTGCCCCCGAACCTGGAGTTGTGATGCCCAAAGAGAAAATGCTTTTAACCCAAGAGCAAGAAAAGTACTTGGCGTGGCTGTTGTTGCCCGAAATTGAGCGAGTGCCAAAGCACAAGCACGAATACGCCACGTCCATTGACGTATCGGAAAACACCTTGCGTTACTGGGAGAAGAAGAAGGCGTTCATAGAACGCTGGCGCCTTGGCGTTGAAGGGCTGGCTCAAAGCCCAGACCGCACCCGTGCGCTGCTGGACGCAATTTACCAAAAGGGCTTGGATGGCGACACCAAGAGTGCCGAACTATACCTAAAGGCTACGGGCACATTAACTAATAACCAAAACCTCACTATTAAAAATGAGCAAAGCATTAAAGATATTTCAGATGATGAGTTAACTTCTATGATTCTTGAATTAAGCGAAAAACGAAAAAACATTGGTGAACTTCACATGACGGCTACTGCTGTTCGTTTGGCTGGCGAATTTGGTGAAGAATAAATGAGAGCATCATGGGGCTCACCAGGCGGGCAAACATATCAGGGTGCGAACAACACGCTTCTTGTTCAATCCAACAACGCTCTTAAACGTGCGTTGACCGATGCGCAGAATGCATTACAAGTTGACCATCAACAAGAAGATTTAGTTGACGGTGGCAAAGCCACGACGATTCAGTTTCACTATTTATTAATTCCTGATACAACGGCTTTGGATGCATCCGCCACAGCCGCAGGTGCGTTTGACGCAAACACAGGAGCCGCAGGTTCGTTAACTCCAACCGCAACCCCATTTGGTACAGCACAATACGTTTTTAAAACTCGTCGCGATTTCCGTCAAACAGGTAGAGGCTTCTAGTGGCAGTTGTCGTCCAAGTAAGACGTGACACCGCGGCGAACTGGACTTCTGCCAACCCGATTCTTCTTGCTGGCGAAATTGGTTACGAGTACGACACGAACAAAGCAAAAATTGGTGACGGCACAACCAACTGGATAAACCTTCCATATTTAACAACGGCAACAGGTCCAACTGGTTTCACTGGACCGACAGGCGCCACAGGTCCTACAGGAGCCACAGGCGCGACTGGTGCTGCTTCTACAGTCACGGGTCCAACTGGTGCCACAGGAGCAACGGGTTCAACTGGCGCGACGGGAGCAACGGGCGCCACTGGTGAGACGGGAGCGACTGGTTCTGCCAGCACAGTAACTGGTCCAACTGGACCAACGGGTTACACAGGATATACGGGTTATACGGGTGCAACTGGCGCTGCTTCTACTGTTACTGGACCTACGGGCTATACGGGGTACACAGGTTACACAGGCACTGCAGGTGCAACGGGTGCAACGGGAGCAACTGGAGCCACAGGCTATACGGGGTACACAGGTTATACTGGCACCCAAGGACCTACGGGCTATACAGGGTATACTGGTTATACTGGACAAACTGGTGCTGCATCCACCGTTACGGGACCCACTGGGGCAACGGGAGCAACTGGTGCTACTGGCGCCACGGGGAGTACTGGAGCCACAGGTTTCACTGGAGCAACTGGCGCGACAGGCGCGACTGGTTACACGGGTTATACGGGATACACGGGCAATGCATCTACCGTAACGGGACCAACTGGATATACGGGATATACGGGATACACAGGTGCATCGGTAACGGGAGCCACTGGCGCAACGGGACCAAACTTCGGTGCACTTGCGTACACATTTTCAACAACCACAACTTCTTCTGGAATTTCTAACGGACAAATTCGTTACAACAACGCAACGCAATCGTCTGCCACAGAGATGTTTATTAGTACAAAAGATTCTTTTGGAAATGACCTTGAACCATTTTTCATTGCACAAACATTTACTTACATTGCTATTCAAAATAATACAAACAACACCAACTTCCATATTTGGCTGTTGAGCAGCGGTGTCTTAGATTCAGTTAATAATTTTGTTACCTTTACTGTTTCGGATTTTGTTTCATCTGGTTCACCGTTTACAAACACACTTGCTCTCCGTGTTGCGTTTGATTTTCTTGGCGCAACAGGTCCGACTGGAGCAACTGGGGCAACTGGTGCGGCATCAACTGTTACGGGTCCAACTGGAGCAACTGGTTTTACTGGTGCTACAGGTGCAACAGGCTTAACTGGCGCAACTGGGTACACGGGTTATACGGGTGCGACGGGATACACAGGGTACACAGGTTACACTGGGTTCACAGGCGATACAGGACCTACTGGCGCTACTGGGTATACGGGATACACGGGAGATACTGGACCAACTGGATACACTGGTTACACAGGGGCTACTGGATATACGGGATATACTGGGTACACTGGATATACTGGCTTCACGGGGGCAGCGTCCACCGTAACTGGACCCACAGGTGCAACTGGTGCACAAGGTCAATCATCTTCGTTCTATGAATACAAAGTAGATACGACCACAACTTCTGGCAACCCTGGTACCGCATACGTTGCTTACAACAACGCAACCCAAACTTCTGCAACTCAATTGCAAATTAATGACGTAGATAATGACGGCTATGACGTATCGCTGTTCTTAAAGAACGTCACGGCAAATGATGAATTGTTTATCCAAGATGCAGCAGACGCTGCAAACTTTCAAGAGTTTACGGTTTCTTCTGCTCCTGTAGACCAATCTGGTTATTTTGAAATTGCCGTGGCGTTGGTAACTTCAGGCGGTACAGGTACAACAGGTTTTGCTGATGAACTTCCGATTCTTTTAATTATCCGTGACATTGGTGCAACAGGACCAACTGGTGCTCAAGGCGCAACAGGCGCCACAGGCGCTACTGGATACACTGGTTACACTGGATATACAGGGTTTACTGGTGCAGCGAGCACGGTAACTGGACCAACTGGCGCCACTGGCTACACGGGCTACACGGGAGATACTGGCGCGACTGGCTACACAGGATATACAGGATTTACGGGCTACACGGGTTACACGGGATTTACTGGAGCGACTGGTCAAACGGGTGCAACAGGTCAGACGGGAGCGACAGGCGCTACAGGTGCGACTGGCGAAACTGGAGCACAAGGTGCAACTGGTTACACGGGATACACAGGGTATACGGGGTATACGGGAGCGTTGGGACCAACTGGAGATGTTGGTCCAACAGGTTATACGGGATACACGGGTTACACGGGAGCCGCGTCTACCGTAACGGGACCAACTGGGTACACGGGTTACACGGGTTACACTGGTTTTACTGGCGCAACTGGTTTTACTGGCGCAACAGGCGCAAGTGGCGCAACTGGCGCAACTGGCGCGACTGGCTATACGGGCTACACAGGGGCAACTGGCTATACGGGGTACACGGGCTATACAGGACAAACTGGTGCTCAAGGAGCCACGGGTTACACGGGCTATACGGGAGCCGCTTCTACTGTTACGGGACCAACTGGTTACACAGGTTACACGGGATATACGGGTGCTGGTGGTTCTGTGGGTTCAACAGGAGCAACGGGCTACACAGGGTACACTGGTTTTACTGGTGAAACAGGCGCTCAAGGCGCAACTGGTGCTCAAGGTGCAACAGGTTATACGGGACCAACAGGGTATACGGGATACACGGGCTATACAGGCGCTGCTTCTACCGTCACAGGACCTACTGGAGCAACAGGGTATACGGGTTATACAGGCGCTACTGGAGCAACAGGTGCAACAGGTGCAACAGGTGAAACAGGACCTACTGGTGCGACAGGTGAACAATTCATTTACGAATACCAAGACGTTACGAGCGTTCCATCAAACGGTCAGATGAGGTTTGTTTCTGGCTCCCCCAACACAATTGAAATCAAAAAAACAGACGCCAACAGTCTTCTTCCGTGGGAACTTAACAACCCTGGCGACATTGAACTTATTGATGCAATGTACTATTACGAGGTAGGAACAACAACAGTTGGACAAATAAAAGTTCTTAGGTCGGGAACTTCATCAACAGATAGCAATACAGTAGAACTTACTCTTACCAATAGTGGTGGTACAGACCCATTTACTCCCAACGACAATTACCGTGTTGCTTTTAGTATGGGTTCTCCACCACCAGGATTTCTTGATTACTACTCCTGGTCTACGAGTACGACTACTCCTGGCAGTGTTGGTGTAATCGCCTTAAATAACTCTACGTATTTAAGTGCAACAACACTGTTTATTTCTAACAGCAACAACAACTCAGTAGATTACACCGACGTCCTTGACTCAATAACAAGCGGTGTACTTACAATCAAATCAACGGACACTAATGACAACGGAACAATTATTGCCCAAGTAACTGACGCACCAACATCAGGCGTGTACGTTCGTTCATTTCCAGTTACAATTCTTTCTACCCTTGCGCCAACATTTACTAATGCTGAATTACTTTCTGTTCAATGGTCGGGACCGCAAGGACCTACGGGCGCGACAGGAGCGACAGGAGCGACAGGACCTACTGGTGACGCTTCTACTGTCACAGGACCGACTGGCTACACGGGGTACACGGGTTATACAGGTGCCGCTGGTGCCACTGGTGCTACTGGCTACACAGGGTACACAGGGTACACGGGGTTCACTGGTGAAACAGGTGCGGCAAGTACCGTAACAGGACCGACTGGGTACACGGGCTATACGGGCTATACGGGTGCAGCAAGTACTGTCACTGGTCCGACTGGCTATACGGGCTATACGGGCGCCACGGGTTACACGGGGTACACAGGATTTACTGGTGAGGCTGGTGCCGCTGGTTCGCAAGGCGCTACGGGATACACAGGCTACACGGGATACACGGGCTACACGGGCTTTACTGGTACCGCTGGTGCCACGGGTCCAACAGGCGCAGATGGACAGTTTGAAATTACTGGTCCAACCGCACCAACACCTCCTGTCGTTGGCGAAGTTTGGTACAACTCAGTTGATGGTCGCACATATATTTATTACGACGATGGCTCTGGTGAACAATGGGTTGAGTTCGGTAATGCAAACGTAGGTCCGACAGGACCGACAGGTGCAAGCGTTACAGGACCCACAGGTCCAACTGGTGCTGCTGGAACATTTGCATCAGCACAAACAATTGATAACAAGACTGCTTCATACACAGCACTTTCAACCGACGTTGGTAAAATTATTACCATGACGGTTGGCTCAGCAAATAACTTTACAGTGAATACAACTACTGCACTTACTGTTGGTCAGCGCATTGATATTATCCAAGCAGGTGCAGGACAAACAACAGTTGTTGCTACTGGTGTCACAATTAATGCAACTCCAACATTGAAACTTCGTGCTCAGTATTCTGGCGCAACATTAATTTGCACTGCAACTGATACATATATCCTTCTTGGCGACTTGGCGGCTTCATAATGCCATCAACTCTTGGAATAGTTAGTAGCGGTATTTTGAATAATTTCACCGTTGATTATCTTGTTGTTGCTGGAGGTGGGGGTGGAGGAAACGATACCTACGGAGGTGGAGGTGGAGGAGCAGGTGGACTTCGTTCTTCTGTTGCAAGCACTGGTGGCGGCGGCTCAACTGAATCATCTTTAACTCTTAACGGTTTTACAACGTACACCGTGACTGTTGGAGCAGGGGGTCTTGGAGGAACCACTGCCGCAGGACGAAACTCACAAAACGGTGATAATTCTTCAATTTCAGGAACTGGAATAACAACCATTACCTCTACTGGCGGAGGACGAGGAGGTGGAGCCGCAGGTGGTGGCTCACTTGTTGGAAGTTCGGGCGGTTCTGGCGGAGGAGGTCAAGGTAACAGCGGAAATGCGGGTGGCTCAGGAACAGCAAATCAAGGTTTTGCAGGACGAGTAGGAACTTCTGGCGGAACAGGAGGCGGAGGCGGAGGCGGAGCAGGTGCGCAAGGAGGACTTGGTTCTGGAAACGTTGGCGGAAATGGTGGAGCAGGCGCAAGCAACGACATTACTGGAACATCTACATTTTACGCTGGTGGAGGTGCGGGTGGTGGTTTCGCAATGGGAGGCGTTGGTGGTTCAGGTATTGGCGGAGACTCTAACAACGCAGGAGCACCCACGGAAAACACTGGCTCAGGCGGTGGGGGTAATCGCTCATTCTTTGACGACTCGGGTGGAGCAGCAAAAGGTATTGTTATTCTTCGTTATCCAGACACTCTTACAGGAAACATTGGTTCTGGTTTGACAGGCACAGAATCTGCTGCAAGCGGTGGATACAAGAGACTGTCTCTTACCGATGGCAGTGGGAGCGTATTTTTTACATGAACGCATATATTGTTGTTGACGAAAACAGGTTTGTTGTGGACAAAATTTTTGATGGTTCAGAAATAACTACTGTTTGGGTTACTTGTAGCCCCGATGTTGTTAATCGTTTTGCCCCTTTTATTACAAATATTCCTGAGAATTTAATAAACGTTGGCGACAAAATGAACGAAGAGGATTAACCATGCCAATTAACTTTCCATCATCACCACTAGACGGTGACGTATTTACCGACGGCGACCACACATGGGTATTTAGTTCTATTGGTGCAGGTGGACCTGGTGCATGGAAGTTGGAAGCACAAACGGTAACGGGACCAACAGGACCAACTGGACCTACTGGTCCTGCTGATAGCACATTGACCACGAAGGGCGATTTGCTTACCCGCGATGCATCCGCTCTTGCTCGTCTTGGTGTAGGCACAGACGATTATGTTTTAACCGCAGACTCGGCAGAAACGCTTGGCGTCAAATGGGCTGCTGCTGCTGGTGGTGGAATGAGTTTGCTGGATACACAGGTTTTCACGAGCACGACAACCTACACCCCATCTGCATCAGCGAAACTTTTCGTTTGGGAAGTCATTGGCGCTGGCGGTGGCGGCGGAAGCGGACGAAGTCAAACATCAACTTCTAGTTGTTTTGGTGGTGCTGGCGGTGCAGGCGGAGGGTATTGGAGATTCACTACTGATGCTAACGAATTCCTTGTTGCAGATACTGACATTGATATTACTATCGGTGCTGGTGGCGCAGGAGGAACTGGTGTAACTGGAGCCACTAATGGCAATCTTGGTGCTGCGGGCGGAGATGTTGTTATTGAAACAGATGCTGCGCAAGGTCTTTCTTTCAGATTCCAAGGCGGAAACCAAGGACAAGGAGGGGGAACATCAGGGTCGGCTATTGGCGGTGTTGGTATGTTGATACCATTTTTTAGTAGTTCAAATGTTTTGTTTGGTGGCGGCGGCACTAGCAAGGTTGCATCAGTAGGTGGTGAAAACTCGGGAGTTAAAAACTTTAACGCTGGTGGCGGTGGTGGTGGCGGCGGAGGAGCAAGCGCAAGCAGTCAAGGTGTAGGTGCCCCAGGCGGAGACAGTGTTGCTAGTGCCTTCAGCAACCTAATAAGTACTCGTGCCTCAGGAACTTTTACTCTTCTTAGAGGTGATGGTGGTGCTGGCGGTAGTGCAGGTGGTGGTGCTGGAACAACAGGCGCAGCAGGCGTAACAGCAAACAACTTTAATAACAAATCAGGCAGTGGTCTCGCAGGTCAAGGCGGTGGTGGTGGCGGAGGAGCGCAAGGCGCTGCGGGTGGCGTAGGTGGCGCAGGCGGATACCCAGGCGGTGGTGGCGGAGGAGGCGGGGGTGCAACTAACAACTACGGCAGCGGTGATGGCGGTGCAGGTGGAAACGCAAGAGTACGATTGTGGGTATTCGGATGAGATATTTAGTAATCAACGAACAAGGTTATGTTGAAAACATAATTATTTGGGATGGTGTCACCCGATACAACCCTAAAAACAAAACATTGTTACTTGAAAGTGAAGCACCAACAGGTGCAACTTTTGGGTGGCAAAAAGTTGACGGTGAATGGATTGCGCCAGTCGTTGTTGAAGAAGAACCAAATCCCTAAAATGGAACTCAACGAACTCGTCAACGAGTACAACTTTCGCAAATGTCGCGGACCTGAAAACGCAACAACGGAAGAACTACTGGAAGCATTTGAGTTCTTCTGCGCCAACTATGTATATATCAAACACCCAAGCATGGGGCGCATCAAATTTAATTTAAGACCAGCACAGATATCCACCGTGCGTGCGTGGCTGACAGAACGCAACACCATCGTGTTAAAAGCACGACAGATTGGGTTTTCTACACTTGCCGCATCGTTTGCTTTTTGGTTGGCTTTCTTTTGGGCAGACCGTTTTATCGTCATGTTGTCCAAAACTGAACGCGAAGCAACAAAACTGTTATCTAAAGCAAAGTACATCTACAAGTTTTTGCCACAGTGGATGCGCATGTCGGGACCTGAGTTGTTGCAGAACAACGTACTCAAAATGACCTTTGACAACGATTCTGTTATTGAGTCGTTGCCGTCAGCAAACGAACCTGCCCGTGGTGAATCCGTTTATCTTGCCATCATTGACGAGATGGCGTTCTTGCCAAACCCCGAAGAAGCGTGGGCATCAATTGAACCTATTGCCGATGTTGGTGGTCGCGTCATTTGTTTGTCCACGGCAAAAGGCGAAGGCAACATTTTCTACAACTTATGGATGGGTTCACAGAACGGAACGAACCGTTTCCATGGCATTTTCTTTCCCTGGTCGGCTAATCAAGACCGTGACCAAGCGTGGTATGACGCCCAAGCCGCCGAGTTGCCGACGTGGCAGTTGCATCAGGAATACCCGTCCAACCCAGAAGAAGCCTTTATTCGTTCTGGTCGCCCCGTATTTGAAATAGATGCACTCAATAGATACGAAACAGAAAAACCCAAACAGGGCATTAACAAAGCGATTGCCGACACCCGTAACGGTTACATATTTGAGTCATCAGGCGGTCCGCTATCTATTTGGTCATTGCCACAGTTCGGCGTAACTTATGCAATAGGCGCCGACGTAGCAGAAGGTTTAGCCCGAGGCGACTTCTCGTCAGCCCATGTAATTGACGCTAAAAGCGGGTTGATTGTCGCCCATTGGCACGGTCACGTTGACCCTGACAGGTTTGGTGAAGAAGTACTCTATTCATTAGGTCACTTTTATAATGAAGCACTAATAGGCGTAGAGTCTAATAACCACGGACTTACTACATTAACTGCTTTAAATAAGGCTAATTACACAAACCTTTATCGTCAAAGACGTTTAAATCAAAGAAGTGCTGAACAAACTGAGCAGTTGGGTTGGCGCACAACCACCCTCAGCAAGCCGTTGGCTACGGACGAATTGAACGCCAATATCCGCGACGGCGTCATTGAAATAAGGTGCGAGTACACAATCCAGGAACTCAAAACCTTTGTTCGCGATGACAACGGCTCCATGCACGGCTCACCTCACGACGACAGAGTCATGAGTTTGGCTATTGCCAATCAGATGCTCAAGTATGTGTGGTTGCCTGAATACAGCCCTAAAACCGAGGCGACGTGGGGCACCCTGAACTTCTTTGCGTCTAAGATTAGAAAGCAACCAAAGGTAAACGAAAGATACTTTATAGGCGAATTCAATTCCGTTGACAGCCAACAGGCTGCAATGTAACGATTTGGACTATAGATAGGAGTTTTCATGCATTGTTCGTCCTGCAACAAGACAATTGAGTCAGATAATGACATTAAAAGAGGCATTTGCTTTTCTTGTCATGTCAAAGGGATTCGTTTTGGGTTCAGGGCTACGGGCTATGGCAGGGCTAATTGGAACGGTCCGACTGTCCGAGAAGTACAAAAGTCGTATGAAAACTCTGATGATTTCAAGTCGGGCAAGATATCCAAGGTTCCAGAAAGGGCAGAACTGATATGAACGATTGGATTGTCCCGATTGTGGTGGCGATATTGGGTAGCCCTTTGGTCATGTTGATTCAAAAAGGGCGCAAAGAAAACCAATTAGACCATGCCTCGGTAATGACGACACTTACAGAAACCAATGTGATGGTTAAGAACATTGACAAAAAAGTAGAAAAAGTTGACGACAAGTTGGATGGGCACATTGATTGGCACATGAACCGTAAGCAAGATGCAGAAATAGTAGTGAAGGCAGATTGACGTGAAAAAAAGAATTAAACCAGCAGCGAAACTTGCCAAGGTTACGGCAAAAAAATCCAAAAAGATAAACGTTTCTCCAACGAAAGACCAAAAGAAAGCGTTGGATAAAGCAAAGAAGTATGGAACTCCCAAGAAATCATCCAAGAAACCATCCAAGAAACCAGCGAAAGGCAAGCGCTAATGGCTAAGGGCAACAAGAAGTACGGCACCATGAAAAGCACGACTACTCCTGTTTGGCAGAAGGCACGCCCTAAATCTCTTGGTAAATCAAAGAAGTTGACCCCTGCACAAAAAGCATCGGCTAAGGCTGCTGCCAAAAAAGCAGGTCGTCCATATCCAAATCTCGTAGACAACATGCGAGCCGCAAAAAAGAAGAAAGGTAAGTAATTATGTATAAATCAATAACTGGAGATGCCACAGGTACGGCATCCGTAAGTTTGCCTTGTGCAGATTTTGAAACTGCCATGGTTTATATAACTTGGGCAGACAGTGTGGGCACTTTGTACATGGGAGCAAACGTAAATGACGGTGCAACTGTTCTTGGTTTGTCTGGTTACGACGTAACCGCAACTGGTGCACCTGCATTGGTTGGTAACATTGCAGGAACTGCTGGCTTAGTTACTGCTATGCGTAGATATGACATAAGAGGAATGTCAGAGATAAGGGTTGCTGGAGCACCTGGAAACACTGGGACTGTGACTGTTTCTATTGTTGCGCATCGCGTAGAAAAGTAATGGCTAAAACTCCTGCATGGCAACGTAAAGAAGGCAAGAACCCTAAAGGCGGCTTAAACGCCAAGGGTCGTGCCTCGTACAAGGCTGAAACAGGTGGCACATTAAAACCGCCAGTGTCGGCGAAACAGGCTAAGAAATCGCCGAAGTCCGCCGCTCGTCGTAAATCATTCTGTGCAAGAATGGGTGGAATGCCAGGACCGATGAAGGATTCAAAAGGCAAGCCAACACGCAAAGCGTTGGCTCTTAAGAAATGGGATTGCTAATGGCAAGACAAAGTAACGCGGACAGATTATCTACTTATAGAAAGCGCATTGATTACTCGCGCAGGTGGCGTCAAAACGAAGGCTACGACAACTTGTGGCAACGCATGATTAACCTGTATCGCGGCAGACAATACCGTGGCGTTGCTATTGGCGACCGCTTGCTTGTAAATATTTGTTTTTCCATTATCAACACTTTGGCGCCTGCTGTTGCTATTGGTCGCCCAAAGATTAATGTCAACCCACGCAGATATGAAGACGGCGACAAGGCTGTTGTCACCGAAGCAATCATCAACTATTGGTGGCAACATTACGATTGCCAACCAGAGTTTCAACGAGCAGTCAAAGACTATTTGATTCTTGGTCACGGCTGGATTAAAACTGGTTACCGTTTTGTTGAAGAAGAAAAGTTAGACAAGATAGACAACACCGCAGACGAAGCGGTTAGTGAAGATAATCCACCAACTGGTGATGTTGAATCAACTTTTATTATTAGAGAAGACCGCCCATTTCTTGAGCGTGTTGACCCAATGAATATGTATGTTGACATAGATGCATCAAACATGGATGATTGCCGTTGGATTGCTCAACGCTCGCGCCGCCCACTAAAAGATGTTCAAGCCGACAAGCGTTATGACTACACAGCAAGAATGGCTGTAAGTCCTTCTTCATATTCTAAATACGCGAACTCAAATAATTCCAATGTTAATTTAACCAATGTCTACGATTCCACAAATACAGAAGATGCTTACTGCGACATTTTTGAGTACTACGACATCAACACTGGCGAAATGTGCATCTTCGCTGACTCGGGCGAAAAGTTCTTGGTCAAACCAATCAAGATGCCGTATGTATTTGGTCATCCGTTCTTCATGTTGCGCAACTACGACATTCCAAACTTCTTTTATCCAATGGGTGAACTTGAAGCCATTGAGCCGCTGCAATATGAATTGAACGAAACCCGCACACAGATGATGAATCACCGTAAGCGCTACAGCCGCAAATGGTTGTATAGCGAGTCGGCGTTTGATGATTTTGGGCGCCAGATGCTGGCTTCCGATGACGACAACGTAATCGTGCCAGTTAAAGGTTCAGAGAACTTACAGAACATCGTCGTGCCAATGCCAGCCCTAATTAACCCACCAGAGTTTTACAATCAATCGGCACTTATTACCAACGACATTGACCGAGTGTCTGGTGTGTCCGAATATCAACGTGGCGCCATTCCTGAAACTACGAGAACTGCCCGTGAAGCCTCAATCATTGCCGAAGCAGGCAACTCGCGTGTCGCTGAAAAATTGGTGCAGATTGAAAACTCAATTGCCAAATGTGCTTCCAACTTGATTATGTTGGCACAGCAATATCTGACTGGTGAGCAAACAGTTCGTATCGTTGGTAGTGAAGATGCACCCGTATGGTTAACTTTTGACAAGGATTACATCAGCGGCGAGTTTGATTTCACGGTAGAAGCAGGGTCCACTGCGCCACGAAACGAGGCTTTCCGTCGCGACATGGCGTTGCAAATTGTGTCGGCGATGCAACCGTTTGCCCAGGCTGGTCTCGTCAATATGAAGAAACTTGCTGAGTACGTTTTGACTACGGGCTTTGGCGTCAAGAACGCAAACGCCTTTTTGCAAGAGGTGCCACCACCACCGCAACAAGAGATGGCACCGCAAGGTATGCCGCCTGAAGAGATGATGCCACCAGAGGGTATGCCACCAGAGGGTATGCCGCCTGAAATGCTTGCTGAGCAAGGACTTCCTGCCCAACCGCCATCCCCAGAAGATGATTTACTAGCAAGTTTGCCGCCAGAAGTACTTGAAGCGCTATTGGCGCAAGGGCAGCCACAGGGGCAACCACAGCCGCCGATGTAATGAAAATCTCTATATATAGAGGAACAACCAGAAGGAAGGACTCCCATGAGTAACGAAGAAATAATTGCTAGTGCTGAAATTGAAGAAGTTGGAACCGTAGATGGACAGCCAACGGATGCAGTTGATGTGCAAGCAGAAACTCCAGAACCAGAACAAGATATTTTTGACTACACAGAGGTAGGCGACAAGTTCGTCAAACTCCAAGTAGATGGTCAAGAAGTCGTAGTTCCAGTGAAAGAGGCTCTTGCTGGATACCAGCGCCAAGCGGATTACACCCGCAAAACGCAGGAACTCAGCGAACAAAGAAAGCAAATGGAATATGCGCAAGCGTTGCAGGAAGCCCTGCAAAGTGACCCGCAAAATACTTTGCAGTTGCTTCAGCAGCAATATGGTGTTGTAGAACAAGAATCGGAAGAGGATTGGCTACAGGACCCTAGTGAGAAGCGATTTAAAGAGTTAGAGAAACGACTTCAGTCTTTTGAACAACAGAAGGCAGAAGAGCAGTTAACTCGCACTATTGATTCTTTGCAGAGCAAGTATGGTGATGACTTCAACGCAGATGAAGTAGTCGCTAAGGCACTCGCCACGGGCGCCACCGATTTAGAAGCAATCTTTAAGCAGATTACTTTTGACAAGGTGTATTCCAAGGCATCTGAAGCCAGCGCAAAGTTGGCAACGGAGCAAGAGCGTCTTAACGCAAAACGAGGCGCATCAATTGTGTCTAGTTCTTCTTCAGCGAAAGGAACCGCCGCACCAAAATCTGCACCGCCAAAAACTGTTCAAGAGGCTTTTGCTCTCGCGCAAAAATCGCTTGAATCTTAATTTCATCCACATCAATTACATAAGGAGCAATACTCATGGCTGGTAATCCCAACTTTGATGCACTGTTGTCAACAACTTTGCAAAACTATCGTCCAACACTGGTAGACAACATTTTCACTGCCCGTGTTCTTTTGGACCATCTCAATTCAAAAGGTCGCGTTCTTGTAGAGGAAGGCGGTTCTTCAATTGTTGAGCCACTCGTCTACGCACAAAACGACACAACGGGTTCGTACTCAGGGTACGACGCGATTGACCTTACCCCACAGGAAGGCATCTCGGCTGCTGAATACAACTGGAAGCAGATGGCATCGTCCATCGCAATCAGCGGTATTGAAGAGGCAAAGAACCGTGGAACAGAAGCAATCATCAAATTGCTCAACGCAAAAATCATGCAGGCAGAAGAGTCAATCAAAGAAGAATTGAACCAAATGCTCTACGGTGATGGCACTGGCAACGGTGGCAAAG